CACAGATTAAACTTAGCTATGTTCACGCTTTTGAAGAATTTAACAAGTTGAGCGGTTATTTTCGCAAAGGCGACTGGTCTGGATTATTTGACTCAACTGGCATAGCGATGCTGTCAGCTCTCACTCGTAGAATTCAACCTACCGATAACGTTGTTCGGGGATCTGATAACGTGTTTAGATCTAAAGATCGAGTGGTTGAGACGTTTGAAGGAGAAGAGCAAGTTGCTGATAAAAGCACGCCGTATTCAGGGTTTTTTGCCATGAGAGTTCGATTGGCCATTGCCTTCTCCGCGTCTTTCAGCTCCTTCGGTCAGATGATTTTCTCTGGTTATAGGACGCGAGCCCTTAGAAGCCAATGCTGGCACCACACCTCACCTTCTCAGATTTCAGATAAACTAAGTCGGACTCCATTTGTTATGGCTGGAGACGTTGCGAATTTCGATCAACACATGCCCTTATTTCTTGTAAATGAATTTGTCTCTTATCTAACCAGAGATTGGGATGAAGGCGTGGTAAACGCTGTGCGTGCGATGGTCGGATGTCCCATTCTTATAAACGAAGATAGAGTGGGCGGGTCAGGTCGATGGAAATGGACTGCCGATATAACCAACAATTCTGATTATTACAAATGGTACGGCTTCCCTTCCGGTGTTCCTATGGTTGCAGACATTGGAAAGTGCATCGGTATGTTCACGGACGTTGTTCCTCTTCTTGACTTAGGAATTGTGAATATTGCTGATGTGGATAAGGTGCTTGATGGTACACATCCTAGATGCGTCGTTCTTAACTCAGGTGACGACTTTGTGTTGGGTCTTAAATCAGTTGATGACTACAACGCGCTGCTGGCTTATTTTGAAGGGGATCAACATCCTTATTTTGAAGTGGGAGTTGAAAGTCCCGCCCTTTTCCTTGGAAATTTGCTTGTAAACCATTTGGGAAAGGTTCGCGCAATTCCAAATCTTAGAAGTTTTGTTTTAAACTCATTCTCACCTGAAAGAGGAATAGATTCTAATTTTAGAAGATTTTGGGCTTTTGGATGGTATGAGAAGAAGCTACATTATGGACTTCATCCTATGTTCAATGAGCTAGATGACGTTGTTCAAAGTGTGTCAAAACAAACTCTAGGCTCATCGATAGATGATTTAACTCCGAAGGAAGCGGCTCCTGTGGGTATGGACGTAACAAACTACGCGGACGTCATGTTCACGTTTAATCCTGCTTACATTCATTATCGAATAAGCCCAAATGACGTTAGCATGGATTTGTTGAATAGCATTTTCCTTAGCGTCTCTCAAGATACTGTTGGTAACATTATGAAGAATTGGAGGAAAGAATGATTGTTATGAAAGACATAAGCGGTGGCTTTGCTTGTTCTCACACCTTATCAAAAAACCGTCGGCCGGGCTATTACATGCCTAAGGTGGATGACGGTGTGGAAGTTGTCAGCAATGAAAGATACTCAAAACTTTTGTCCCTTCAAGTTGACTTAGAAGGCGCTGTAGCTTCAGAGGAAGAGGTTGAGAAGATAGCCCCTTCCAGATTGCAATATAACGTGGGCTACAAGATGGGACGTAAACTGCGTTTTCCAATAGCAAACGGGCTTACTATAATTTTTGGAGAAGCTGGCGCTGGTAAAACCTCACTAATGTCAAACATATTGCAGAATGATGATTTCTCATCTGCTTTGATCTCGTGGGGTGAACCTGAGCCTGAGTCAGTGCACGAAGTCTCAGAGATGCTCTATCTTCTCGACTTTGCTGTAAACCAGTACGACGTTGTGCTCATAGACAGTCTTAAAAGATTGGCGCATATGGGAGGAGCTGCCATGGCGGGCGGTGTATCCAGAGAACTGTTAGATTGGCTTACTGTGATGGCATCAACTGCTGCTGCCCATGGATGGCGCGTTGTGGCCACTTTCAATCCTCAGCTTGAAGCAGAGAAAGCTGAGAATTTGTATACGGCTATTAAGGCCTCAGTTACCACAATTGTCAGATTGAGAGGATTTTCAGGAAACAAGCTTAATTTCACTGTTTCATCGCGTGCGATGGATAGAAAGGAGATAGCAGACACGATTGAAGTAACAGCGGATCAACAGCAGGCCGACGTTGAGGAAGCAATCGGTTACTCGTCTTCTAGCTTTGCAGTTGGTAGAGGAGATGGAATTGGTTACACGCGAGATCACGAAGACATGGCTCGCATTAACGAAAAGAAAGGTTAGATCATGAAAATTCCTAATTTAAGTTGGTTTATAGATAAAGATGCGCCTGGATATCGTATCCGTCAAATAACCTATGGAGATGGCGCGTTGGATTATATACTCAGAGCTCTTTCTGAGTGTGATCCAACTGAGCTGAGCCGTTTTGGATCTTTAGTAAGCTCTCCTTCCATCATTCGAGAGATTCTTTCTTCTCATATGGGTCAAAGGGCGGCCTCAAGGGGAACTCCTCTTATGACGCCCGAATCTTTGAAAAGCGCAGCTCTAAAAGCTAGCCCTGATGTGTCCAGCAACCCTCTTTATTTAGTGCTTTTAGGCTTTCTCTTTACGCGGATTGGTCTTATGCGCGCTAACTTTAGCGTTCAAATTCCTTCTCGCAGAAGACATGTTTTTATTAATGAAGAGCGATTAATTCAAGAAATTCGCTATAAAGCTACTGAATCTTGGGATAATTGGTTAAAGCCTTTGGACACTATAGCCGATCGCATGTATGCAAATGTAATAGCCTCTCCTCTAAATGAGTGTCTTCAGCTCTTATATAGAATGAGAATTTCAGCTGAGGTTCAAGTGCGAAGGTATGGTAGGGCCAAAGAAATCTTGGCTGCTTACATTTCTGAACGAGACATTGGACCTCTAGCCGATTCAGAGGATGTTATGGATGGCTTGCTTGAATTTGGGCAGCTATTTATTTCCTCACTGCAACTTGCTCAGAGTGAGGAATTTGCTGATGTAACTTGGTCTTACTATCCTTTTGACGACCAAACAGCGCTTGCTAATACACAAAAGATTCTCAGTTCAATGGATGGTGAGATTAAACTAGTCAGAGGCTCAGATGTGCGAGATTGGTATTCAGTTATTCCCATTCTCGACGAAAGAGAGAAGGAGCTTCGTTTGATTCTTGTGGCCCCAAGTTCCGTCGATCCCAGAGTTAATTTTAAATTGCATCATCGTACCGAAGCCGACGAATTTTACCCTAATGCGTCAATATTTTTTGACGTGCAATCGGGAGCGGCAGGAGGCGCGTCCAGTATGATGGATCAGGCTGCAAAGGGAGCCGTGTCTTCAGCAAGCTATGGAATGATCACGGACGAACTCCAGCAGTGTCTTACTGCTTATGCCTCCGAACAAGTACCGGAAGATGCATTTATTGCAATTCAGTGGTTTGCTGGCGATGAAGATTGGTCTGACACTGTTGAGTTTAACGGTGTGCACATGGAGGTAGCTCATCTTGCTCTCTGTCTGTCTTTCGCATCTTCATGGTTTAAAGAGGGCGGTGTGTACTTCTTTGAAAGAGAGCTTGCTGGGGCTACACTTGTTGCAATGTCAGCCAAGCCGGCTTCGTTGCGGGTTGCCGAACGCGCGATATGGACGAGCGATCCCAGCTGGCTTCTCATCTCAACCGAAGAATGGAAGGGTCAATCTAGGCCCGGAGGTTTTGCAAATCCCTCAGAACTAATTCAAGATAGAACTCTAGTGCTCTTGGACTCAGGTTGGAAACTTAAAACAATTAAAGAGCAAATGTTGAGCGTTAATTTAGAATGGCGCAACGAAGCGGGAGATGTTGTGAGTATGGTAGAGGAAGTTTCGCTTTCCGACATTCTTGACTTAGAGAGCTTGCCCGAAATTGTTATGTTTCACAATCCTGACCTAAAGAGGTACGGCGAGTTCATGGCTCGTTACAACCGATGGATTTCAAATTCTCAGCTAACGCCTGCGAGTAAAGTTCGCTTTATGATATTCGCGATTGCTCCTCTTGTTGCTGTTTCTCGTACAGAATTCATTATACGCGCTTCTAATCGTGTCTTAGCTAAAAGAGATCTTGCGCTTCCGCGTTATCGCTCCGCCTCATACCTTTTTATGAAGGCGTCGCTTCAATTATCTATGGCGTCTGCATTTATGTCTCTTGTTACTGGCAGCGCCACTATTTTTCAGAATGTTCTCGATATGCCTGAAGATTTAAGAGTTGCAACTCTTGGCGGCTTAATAGGAATTAAGTAAAATGTTATGCATAATAGCAACGCCATCCGAGGCAATGTGTTTGTCCCAGGTACTTGATCGACACTCTCAATTAGACATGATTTCGGCAAGCGATCAAGTTGCAACTTCTCAGGAGTTTGCGATTGTAATCGATAAAATGCGTCCTAAAATTGTAATCACCTATCCATTTGCGGAAGTGGTGAATTGGGCCTTCCATGAGGGATATTCTTTAGTGGCTCTTGTGAGTGAGTCAGGCTCAATGGATGGTTTTGCCGATCAACTAGTTAATCTCGGCGCCTCTGATGAGGAAGCGAAAAGAGCTGAGCTAGGTAGAGATGAAGTTTTGAAGCAAATTGAGCAACGTGTGGCTAGCTTGTCAGAGATGGCGACGCTGCTTTCAGCTTTGGACGGATTGAGAGGAGAACGAAAAACTATATCTGCTATCTTCTCTGAAACGCTTAGCGATATAAGAGCTAAGAAAGAAGAATCAAGCGATGGCGACGTCCAAAATGACGCGCTTGCCGATAATAGTAATAATAACAAATTGGATGATAAAGGAGAGAGCAATGAGAACGGATCGGACGCTTTTGATAACAGCGAAGGTGCCAGCATGGGTGAGGAGACGACGTCTTGATGTCTCTCATGGAGGAGGCTCAGGTGTTGGTATTATACCCATTGGTTGCTCTGAGTTAAGAGACCTTCTTCGACAAGGTCCTATTAGCGAGTCAATCTTTATTCCGCGGGCTTGGCCTTTGAATAAAGCTCAGGGACTTCTTAGTCAACTTAACAACCACCTTAATCTGGTGGTTTTAGTTTATCCTTTTGAAGATATGAGCTCTGATGAGGTTATTTCGATACGCAGACATGCGGGATGGAACTTTTCACGAGTGGTCGTGTGTACTGATGATCCTCCTCCTTGGATGGCTCCCTCTCAAGCGCATATGGGCCTGTCTCCTTTATCTCTTCCTGCAGCGATAGAAGAGATTTGCGGCTCATCTGGTCAGGTTGCGATTAAAACGTTGTTATCTGATAGTGTGTTAAACACACCTAATATTCATCTTATCGCAACTAACAGGATATCCGGCGCTAATTTCCTGTCTAGATTACTGAGCAGGGATCAAGCTACGTGGCTTGAAAGGAGATCAACCGCTCAGGATTTGCAAGATCGTGGGGCAGGAGATCTTCCTTTCGAGGAATACAACTACGACGATGAAGAGGACGGGACTACTGTCCTTAGGAAAGGTGAAGGTGAAGAAGTGGGAAAGGTAATTAACAAATCAACAAAAACAACTAGACCTCTTAAAGCAGTGCGTGCCTGTTTGGAAGAAGTAAAACAAGCTCTTGTGCGAGAGGCCTGCCCCTTATCCAACGCTTTCGTGCTGGCAATTATTCATCACGAGTCTGGAGGAGATCCTACTGCTAAGTCAAGAACAGGATATTTGGGCGTTGGACAAGTAGGTAAAAGTGCAATGACCGATGCTGTCAGTCGATCGTTATGGCGAAACGATTGGGCCTCTACTCTTCCCAGCTTTTCAAAACTCAACCAGGCCGTGTATAGGAAACAACAGATAGCCATTGCGGTTTTCACCCTCAAAGTTGGTTATACTGTTGTAAAGAGACTGCTGACAAACGGATCCATTACAAGCAACGATACTTTGGATAATGACGATTTATTGAAGTGGATTTGCGCGTCTTATGGGGCTGGTCCCGGAAACTTGCGGTCGCTCCTGCAAAAGGCTCACGAAAGTGGAATTGAATGTAGTTGGCAGTCTCTGCGGGAAGCTTATACCAATTGGATGCGTCCTAATGTGCGCCCCTGGCACTATGGAGATATAGTTGTAGACAACATCATGAAAGTTTATGAGGATTCAAATGAAGAAAACTAAAAGAAAAGGACAACACCAGAGCAATAAGCGAAACTTTTCTGATCACGGGCCCTTAAACAGGACGTCTCTCGGGAAGTACATTCGCGCGGTGCAGCGTAAAGTCGAAAAGCAACAAAAGGCCCTGAGAAAGTTTAAGACCGCAGTTATTTGTGTATCCGCTGCTTTAGTTTTAACTACCTTAGTCGCCATCGGACTGGGCGGATGCGCTTGGAACGAAGGGAAGGGAATCAGAAAGCCTGAAATTAAAGCTATGTGCGCATCTGTTTGCGGCGTCCAAGAGAAGTTAGCATGCAAGACTTCGTGGACGAAAGCCGCAGATTGGATAGAAGTTCTTCCTTATTTAAGTTGCTATGATCAATGTGTTAAAAAGAACGATTATTCATTCATCGTCGATATTGCTTGCGTGGCAGAAGTCGAAACATGCGATGATTTAGCGCTGTGCGTGAAGTAGTTATGACTTCTCAAGCCACTATACTATCACACATGTCAGCCATCCTGCGAG